TTACTTGACTTTATGGGTAGGGCGTATGTAAATTTAGGTGTATTTGTTATTCCCTCTTCCCCATAAAATAAATAAAAACAAAGTCTTGCACCACTGTACCATAAAAAAGTCCAAAAGAAAGTCCACTATGCCCTTGTATAAGAAAAAGAAAGTCCGTATAATATACCATAATGAGTGTTAATCTACCAGACAAGTTAAAGCCTGCTATGGGTGTTGCTATAGATATGTTGGTTACCAATCCAGAGGCTGAAATTAAGGATGTAGCCGAGAAATCAGGCGTGACAAGAGCCACTATTCATAATTGGATGAAAGACCCAGAGTTTGTTGAGGTCTTTTATCAAAAGTATATGGTTACATTTGGAGCGAAACTGCCCAAAATACTAAATAGTATGATTAGAGAAGCGGAAGCTGGGAATGTACAGGCTGGTAGGTTGGTTTTAGAACATTCTGGTAAACTTATCAAGCGTGTAGAGGTCGCCAACCACAAAAGCCCATTTGAGAAGTTTCTTAACTCGGATAAGTCAGATATGAAAGAAGTTGAGGTAATGGATGCCGATTATGAGGTGTTTCCACAGCGACCAGAAGTGCCTGAAAAACCTGTTACGAAGACAGAGCTAACTCAGAAACAGAGAGCCTTGAATAAGAAAAATAAAAAACGCAGAGAGGCTAGGCGTTGGAGAGAGAGGGCTGAAAAAGTAGGTGTTTCACCACCAAAAAAGGGACGACAAACCCCAGCACAAAGAAAGGCTTGGCAGGAAAAAGTAGTAAAACGAGAAAAAGCACTTAATATTTCTTCTTCCGATGTGTAAATACATCAAATGACTTGCATTCTGGACAATTTTGCTCTCTATCAGCTTTAACAGCTAAAACTTCCCAAGTCCACTTACATTTTAGACATAAACAAGTCAAAAGTGTAAATTTTTTCATACAATTTAGGATTTACCCCATTTTTCTAACTCTGCTGAGTGCTTTATAAGCTCTGAGATTAAATCTTCATTAAGTTCTGATTCAGAATCTTGCTGTATTCTGTTTATTGGAAAAAATGACTCTGACAAGAACCCTAGTAGCCTATTATTCATCAAAACTATATCTTCTAGGTTTTTTAGCTTATTATCCAGTCTTTTTATAGATTGCTCTTGCTCCGTTAAACATTCGAGTAGTATTTTTAGTAAATAATCTTCCATCATTCCACCTTCTATTTACCATAATCTAATTCTACCTAACCTAATAATACAACCTTTACTTTGAGAGAAGTGCCTTCTTTACACTTTCCATAAACTTTTTATCTAGCTTTTGTTTGCTATCTTTTGTAGTACCAATAAAATTTTTAACGTTTGTTCCTTTTACTGGAGGCTTTACTATTGAAAAATCTTGTTTATGATGTCCATACCCATATTTATTGATGGTAAGCGTATTACCCTTACTTTTTAAGCTATTATACATATCTCCAGTGTTGTAAAGTGCCTGTTGCCCTGCACGATATGATTTTTCTCCAAGTTTTAGCTTTGCACCATCTGCTCCAATACCTCTATCTATATTATTTCGAGTGCCTTGAACTGTATCTTTGGCATATCCAGACGTATAGTCGCCAATTATCTTATCCATTTGATTGGCAAGTTTGCCAAAATCAAAATTAACTGATACTTTTATGTCCATTATTCAGGAGCTGGTTCATTTTGTGGTTGATTGCCGTTTACAGCCTCATTTTCTTCAATAATAGCCTGTGCTTGGTCTAAACTAAGGTCTTTATTGTCTCTAACCATTATTTTTGCTCTAGTAGTCAAGTTATTCTGTATATCGAAGGTATCTTTCATTATTTGGTCTGCTACTGTTTTTGGATACTCTATCTCATAGAAATCAACTCCAAATTCTTCAGGCATAGATATTCCGTTGTATTCAGCGATTACTTTTTCTACTTCGTAAAATTCTTTTTCATACATTCTCCAAAGTGCTATGTCATCATAGTAATCTTCTTTCCTGTCCAAATCTTTAATCATAAGAGAGATACCACTAGGCACTTCTCCACCAGATTCAGCAAACTGTATGAATAGATGATTATTCAAGGCAACTAACTCCATTTGGAACTTTATATTTTCTATGGCTTCCATAATGTTACCACTTGGGCTTGTTATATTGTAAGCACCATCTTCACCCATATCAAGAATTGTATTAGAACCAGCTCTTAGCATACTCTGGTCTGCCTGAAGTCCTGTAACCCACGGCTGTCCAAACATATTGAATCTCATACCTAAGTTCATTTCTGTTAGTGCTATGTTTACTTGCTCATTGCAATTCACAATGTCAGATGCACCCTCAACATAAAAAGAATCTATCTGGTCTTCTCTGTGAGTAAAAACAAATGGAATAATGCCGTAAGGATTTTCTAGCCTTTCCATAACCTTGCCTTCTTCATTCATAATTCCGTAGCTATCTTCTTCCCAGAACTCCCATTGTAAAACATCAGTATTTGATAGGTCAGATGTGCTGTTAAGAAGTGGGTAAACAATAGAAGTTGGTTTGAAAGGATTTTCGCCAAAGTACACTTCGTAGTAGTAGATGGGTCTGTAATCAAATACCCCATCCATCCAATATACTCTATTGGCAATACTGCCTAGAAGACGAGTCATTCTTTCAGAGTGTTTCATTCTGACATCTTTGTTTATAATCAATTCCTCGTATCTTTCCGTTGCATCTCCAACATTTCTTTTAGCACCAAGTGTATATATTCTGCTAATTTTGTTTATAAACTTTTTAGTAAAGTTAGTTAAAGTTGGTGGAATTTCTTGGAAGGCATCTCCTGTAAAGTAATTTCTTATGTAATGCTCAGTTGACATTCCACAGTAATAGTCCAGATACTTTCTTATTTCTTTTCTTCTTTCGTAAGACATCATTAGTTTTGTTTCTGAAAGTTTATCCTTCATCATTTCTTCTATCATCTTTGAATCCTTTTCATTTCTTGGTTTCTCATTGGAAATCTATTTATTATAAAATACCTAAAGGCATCATTGCCGTGGTCGTGGTAGCCGTCTTTCAAAGGCTCTTCTTTTATTGGTTTACCATCTTGTGCTTCTGGATACCTATATTCTTCAAAATCTTCAATTAGTTCAGTGCATTTTTTATCAACGTGTATTCTTCTTACACCATCAGCACTTTCAAAAAATCCTCTAGTGTAAGCAACGCTGTTTACAATGTTTCTACTTATTTTATCCCTAGTGGATAGTATTCTTATTCCACTACGTCTGAATATTTCCATATCTCCTCTGCCAGATTGACCCTGAACGCTAGAACCGGCAGGGTCGCCATAATAAGACATAATCGGGTATCCTTTTGTTTTAATCATTTTGATTAAATCTTCTGTTTTAATATTGCCTTTGTGTAGAATAGAATCAAATATTTGTATGTGTTCTATTTCTCCATCCCAGTATGTTTGTATAAAAAGAACTGCTGGCATCCTATATCCAAAGTCAATCGAGCAATATGTAGGCAAATCTGGATTGTAAGGAAAGTTTCCAACATCTAACTCTCTGTTGAAGTTCCAGACTTTTCCTTCAAATACAGAAAACTCTGCTCCAAATTCCTGACCAAAAAGTTCTTTTGACATATTTCTTTTTCTTTCTATTATGGCAGGGTCATCTAAGCCAAGAGGAAATTCATACTGATTTACCCAAGATGGAGATGTGTGACTTTCCCACAAAGGGTCTTCTGCACCTAATTTAAACAAATCATATATCCAGTTTCTTCCTTCTGGTGTTGTAATAAAAATAACTTTACCTTTTCTACCTGCTACAGTTGGCGATAAATACATATCCCAAATCTTTTTATTCATCTTGGCAACCTCGTCTATTACAAGTAGGTCAAGCCCCTCACCCACAAGGCTTGAAGGATTATCTGCTGACATTCCTTCCACAGTACTACCCCACTTGAACCTAATGTACATATCCTTTTCTGATGCTTTATCAATATCGTCAGGATGTCCTATAACCATACGTTGCCATATTTCACGAAATATTAATCTTGCTTTCTTGTATGACATACCAACAACCCAAATACGTTTGTTGGGTTGGGATGCCACATAAGTAGCTTCCATAGCACTTGCCCAAGTTTTGCCAAATCTCCTACCACATACGACAACTTGAAATCTGGCATCCTGTTTTTTAGGATAATGTAAGGGCAACTGCCCATTGTGCGGTTGATAACCTAAGTATTCAAACCACTTTCTTTTAAAATCGTAATTTTTTTCTTGCATTAGATTACTTGACTAACTTACATTATAGCATAACTTTAATGCAAGAGCAATTCTTGTATATTTAAAACTCACTGAAGAGGTTAAAATGTCAGAAGAAAAGACCATCGAGCCAGATGTAAAACAGGAAGCCGTCACTAAAGACGAAAACAATGTACCAATTTCAAGACTAAATGAAGTTATTTCAGAAAGAAATGAACTTCGGGAAATGCTTGAATCTTTTAAAAGTAAAGAGGAAGAGAGTAAGAGAGCAAAACTTCAAGAAGAAGAAAAGTGGCAAGAACTGAATGCAGAGCTTGTTAAACAGCTTGAATCTTACAAACCTTACAAGGATAAATGGGATTCAATGGACTCTAGACTTCGTGAAGGTGCTTTGGCTCAACTTCCTGAATCAAAACGTGAAAAATTTGCCAATGTCGAAACTGAAGTTCTTTTAAGTATTGTTGAAGAGTTTACTGAAGTTGAAAAAGTAAACCCACCAGATAACAAAGGAACAATCCCTACTGAAAAAGTTGGAGATTGGACTAGGATGTCTAGTGAAGAAAGAAGAAAGAACTGGGGTACGATATTGGAATCCTATATGAAGAGGTAATAAAAAATGTCAAAACATTATCAAGGTAGTGCAGTTACCAACACAACTGACCAGCATTTCATTCCTGAAATTTGGGCAGATGGTATCTATAAATATTTTGAAAGAAAATCTGTTTTTCGTGGTTTAGTTGACGATTACTCAGCATTGTTTGCAGGAAAAGGCTATGGAGATGTTCTTCACATTCCTGAAATGAGCTTGATTAGTGCCAGTGATAAGTCTGCTGGTGCTGACGTTAGTTATGATGCAACTGCAACTACAGAAACTCAGTTAACAGTTAATAAACACAAATATGTCGCAAAACTTTTTGAAGATTTGACTTTGATTCAATCAGAGGCAGATTTAGTAGAAAAATACTCAAGGATGATGGGTGAGGCTCTCAGCCGTCAAGTTGATGCTGATATATGGAGTGAGTTGCAAAGTTTAGAAGATTCATTAAACTTAGCGTCAGACGATACTCTAAGTGCTGATAAATTTGAAGAAGGGTTGGCACTTTTAGGTGAAGCAGATATTCCTTATATGGATGGAGAATGTGCAATGGTTGTTAATCCAACTCTTTTTGCTGACATCTTGAATCCTTCTGGTGGTATTGCACAATACTTTATCAGAAATGATGCAGTTGGCGAAGGTAACAGAGGACTACGTTCAGGTCTTGTTGGTTCACTTTATGGTATTGACGTATATATGTCAAATACTGTGGACACAGCAAACGAAGGTGGAGCAGGAGCTAACACAATTAGTGGAGCTATTTTTCATAAATCAGCCGTAGCGTTTGCATCTCAGCAAGACGTTAGGGTGCAGAGCGAATACTCGATTGATGCTTTGGGTACTAAAGTTGTCGCAGATTTGCTTTATGGTGTGAAAAGAATAGACGATACAGATAATAAGAAAGGTCTTAAAATCCGTAACGCTTAAATAGCATTCTGAAAATATTGGGGGTGTATCTATTATGCCCCCAATAAACTGAGGTTAATATGCAATATTGGAAAAAATCAAATTCAGGTCAAATGGAAATAATTGGAGAGAAAACTCTTAAAGGGCATCCTGAAAAAATTGAATGGTTAAAAAATAATGGCTACGAAAGAGTAATGAGTAAATCTGATTGGAGTCCATATAAAGAACCTAAAAAATCTACTGCAAAAAAAGCAGTCAAAAAAATAAAGAAAAAACTTAAAAAATAACGACATAGCACAGTCTCGCTCACGCTATTGTCAGGCTTAGAGAGGAAGGAAAATGGCAGACCTACATAAACGCTCCGTACAGGAGGCACTTAATGCAACAGTTGGAGGAGCTTGGACAGTATCTTCAGCAGTTACCACAGGCAGTTCAGCAGATGTTGCAAATACAAAACACAAATTATTAACTGCTAGTACCGCAACAATCGGTGTTTATTCAGCAGTTGAAATATATTACAACTTTACTACATCTGAATCTAATGTTAATGCTAGTAACGTTTTATTACAGTACCTAGAGGACTAGGCGATACTATATACTTTAATCACAACTCTACCAGCACAACTACTGGTGCAGTAAGAATGGTGGAGATTTAATATGTTCGGTTCAATGGGGCAAACCAATGTCAAGAATCTTGGCAATGGTGGAACAATGGATGGTGATGTCACAATCACAGGAGATTTAACTGTTTCAGGTGGAATTGGACTTTCGTTATCAGAGGTAATAGAAGGCACATCAACAATAGATGTAACCAATACAGAAGCATTACTTGTTAGGAAGAATGGTGATGGTGGTGATGTATTTATTGTAGATACTACTAATGAGCAAGTAAAGGTTGGAGATAACTTTATTGTTAATGCCTCTGGAGATACTCCAGTCTTAACAATTACTGGCACAAGAAATGATATACTGTTTACAGAGTCTGATACTACCGACTTAAATACACTAGTAAGGCAACAGAGTGGTTTATTTAGAATAGATACAATGAATGATGCTTTAGATAATCCCACAAGAAGATTCACTATTGAACATTCAACTGGTAATGTTTCTATTGGTAGTTCAAGCCCTTCTGCAAGATTACATATTTTAGGAACTGGAGAATTATTTAGATTAGAAGGTGCTAATGCACAATTAAGAGTAGATAATAGCACTACAGATACAATTAATTTAAATGTTGCTGGTGGTAGTGATTCAATGACGTTATCTACTGGTAGCACTACTGCACTAACTATAGATTCAAGCCAGAACACAACATTGACTGGTAATCTTGCACTATCAGCATCCAGTCCACAAATAAACTTTAGTGGTAGTTCTGGTGATTATGGAACATTTGGTTATACTGAAGCTGACCCAGATGTATTTAAGTGGGCTTTATTTCAAAACTCAGGACAAATTGCATCTATAACAATTGATGCTGTTTCTGAAGCAAGTCCTTCTGCACGATTTAGATTTAATGTTGGTGGAGATACTGATTCAGCCATTGTAATAGATAGCAGTAAGCGAGTTGGTATAGGCACAGACTCTCCAACACAACTGCTACACATTGCAAGTTCAACAGATGCTTTTATACAATTAGAAAGAGTTGATACAAGTGTAGCTAATAATGATGCAATAGGTGCTATACTATTTAGAGGTGGTGAATCTTCTATAGCCGACATAGGAAGAATAAGATTACACGCAGATGCAGATTTTACAAGTTCATCTTCACCTACTAAAATGATTTTTGAAACCACTCCAAGTGGTTCGACTGTTGATGCTGTTGCACTTACGATAGACTCAAACCAAAATGTTGCTATTGGAAAATCCGCATTAGAATCAACAGATTCAAACTGGAGTTCATTAGAGTTGGGTGGTAATGGAGCATTGATAAATCATTCTGCATCTGGTGCTGGTAAAGCACTTATTGTATCTCAAAACGCCTATATGGGGTCTAACAACTTCAACACTGGTATGGATTATATGGATACCGATGAAGCAAGTTGTTATTTACAACACTCTGGTACACATACATTTAGAGTTGCTGGAAGTGGCACAGCAGATGCAAGTATAACTTGGACTGATGCTTTAGTAATTGCTAATGATGGCTCGTCTACTTTTTCTGGTGATGTAAATATATCTAAAGCTGGTAACGCTACATTAAATATAAAAAACTCTTCTGATGGTTTATCTGATGAAGGAGAAATTGGTACAATAGAATTTGAAGGAAGTGATGATTCTACTAATCGTGCAGGTGTTATGGCAAAGATTGTGGCAAGATATAGTGATACGGGCTCTGGTGATGCTATTGATGGTAGTGCTAATGAAGGTGGTAGTTTAGGATTTTTTACATCTATTGCAACAGGTGTTGGCGGTTCTCAAACACTTGCAGAAAAAATGAGAATTGAAAATAATGGAAATGTTGCTATAGGAACTGCAAGTCCCATTGATGGAGGAGGTAGTAAAACAGTATTAACTATAAGTGATTCAACTCAATCATTATTAGTTTTTGAAGATACTGGTTTTGAATCATCTGGAGATGGTTTAGGTATGTTTGCTTACAATGATGGAACGCTCACATACAGAACTGCATCAAGAAGTGGAACAGATTTTGCTGGATCAACTAATAGGTTTGTGATTGATGCCAACTCTAGGATTTCACTATCTAATAATGATAGTGGTACAAGCAATACCATCTTTGGTAAAAATGCGGGAGACTCAGATGGTGCTGGAGACCAAAATGTATTTGTGGGAGAATTAGCTGGAGGAACTGGAACTCAAACTGATGCCTCAGATGGCAATGTGGGAGTAGGATATAACTCTTTAACTAACCTTACTTCTGGATACCAAAATACTGCTATTGGCTCATATAGCTCTGATGACCTTACTTCAGCCTCATTTAACACAGCAGTTGGTAGGTCTACACTTGCAAGTTTAACAACTGGAGTTAGCAATGTAGCAGTCGGAAGAGCGACATTCTCAACTGCGTCTGACGATGAATCGTATAACATTGCTATTGGTAGTAGTGCATTAGGCTCGGCTAAACAAGATGGAACAGCAAGCAGTACAAATAGAGAAGTAAAACGAAATATAGCGATTGGAGAAGATGCTTTAAAGGGAGGTACATTAACAGGCACTAATCATCTTGAAGGTAATATTGCTATCGGGTATCAAGCAATGGATGCTACTGGAGCGAACAATCAAATAGGAACAATAGCGATTGGTACATTTGCATTAGGAGCATTAACATCTGGAGAAAACAACACTGTTTTAGGTTATGAAACAGCAAAACATAATGTCACAGGTGGATTAAATACTTGGGTAGGATACCAAGCTGGTCTTGGTGCAAGTGGACAAAGTAATAGTCAAAATACTGGTGTTGGATACAGGGCTGGGTACTCAATTACTACAGGAAGTAATAACACTTTTCTTGGTAGGCAAACTGGTCTTGTAATGACAACCGGGTCAGATAACACTTTCGTAGGAATGAACGCTGGTATGGGAAATGTCTCAGGAGTCAGAAGTGTTTCTATTGGCAATCAATCAATGTTGGGAACTGTTACTGCGGATGGTGCAGTAGCTGTAGGGTATGAAGCTCTTAAATCATTAACATCTGGAGCTGGTTCAGTAGGTATAGGTTATAGAGCAGGAGATTCAATTACAAGCGGAGATTATAACACCGCAATAGGATATGGAGCATTAGGATTAGAAACTACTGGAGACAGGAATACAGCAGTAGGATACAATTCACTGCAAAGTGCTAATGGTACTAATAATGCATCTAATACAGCAGTTGGATTTGAAAGTGGTAATGCTATTACTTCAGGATTTCATAATGTAACCATTGGTTCGAAGGCTGGTAATATTATCACTACTGGAGATTATAATGTAATGATAGGTGGTGAATCAGACCCATCTGGAAACAATGCACAAAATCAAATTGTAATAGGATACAATGCAACAGGACAAGCAGATAACTCAGTAACACTTGGTAACTCATCTGTAACTGATGTTTATATGGCACAAGATAGTGGTGCTACAGTTCATTGTGATAAAATTCAAATGCTCAATTATAGAATTATCCAAAAAGATTTTGGAGCATTATCTTCTGGTTCATCTCACGATATTGGAACTGCCAATGCAAATTTTGCTGGTACGATTAAAATGTGGACAAATCACAACAGTGGAAGTGGTTACATTGAATACAGTTTGGTTTATTCTACAAATGCAAAAGCATTATCATTAATTCATCAAAATCAACCTTATGCTCCTTCTACAGTAACATTAAGTCTTGATACATCAACTGGAACTATATCTACTTCATCATTATCATATAATACGGATGTACATATAGTAATTGAATCAATGAATACACAATTTACATTCGCATAAAAATAGGAAATAACAATGGATTGGAAACAATACGAATCAAAAAAAGGTCAAACAGTAGACTTTAAAAAACTTGAAAAAGTAGTGATGCCATCTGCTGAGGAAATAGTAGATGAAAATGGCGATATTATTTCAGAAGCTAAAGCAGAGGTAAAAGAAAGCTACATTGCACTATCTATTAAAAAGTGGAATAGTGAAACTGGTGAGGAATTACCAAATGAAGAAGTAGAATATACTTTATCTGAATTAGAAAGTAAAAAGTCTCAATACGAAGCTGATAAATTGGAATGTGAAAATCAAATTGCTGGATTAACATTAGCAATAGAAGATTTCAAAAAACTTTAATTAACTAAACAAGGAGTCAAAATGGCTAAAAAAGAAAATCAAACGCCTAAACTTGTTCTTAATGATGTTGAATACGATGTCAATAAGGATTTAAATGATGAACAAAAGCAAATGTATCTTCACTTGCAAAACATAGAGGATAAGATAAATAGTAATAACTTTATTCAACAGCAATTAGCAGTAAATAAAGATGCTTTTATTAGATTGTTAGAAGAGTCTCTTGCTAAATCAAATGACCCTTCTCCACATGATCCAGGAGATGAAAACGACTAATGATTATTAGATGTGCCTATGACCATGATGTGGTAATTCATTTTAATAATAAAAAAGGAATGACTAAAAAAGTGAAGTTGGCTGATGGAACTTTTATCACATTAACATACCCAAGTAGTAAGAACTACTTTCTTAGAAATGGTGACACTATAATTAAAAAAAGTGATTCATTCAAAACCATTGAAGAAGCTTATGTGAAGGAGTGTGCAAATTTAAAAGACTCTGATGGTCATGGTCGCATTGATATTGTTAAGCATAAAATAGTAGATCACAAAGTAGTTGAGAGATGAAAAGCCCATTAAATAAACTGGTGCAATGGCAACTAAAAACAGGGCAACTTGATGGATGGACTTCTTATCACATTGCCGCTGGTGCATTTCTTTGTAAGATATTCCAGTGGTGTGGGTGGTCTGATTTGTGGTGTGTTTTAGGTGTGCTTATAGTAGGTGTAGCTTGGGAAATATTTGAATGGTACATAGAGGATTACAAGCCTTATGTGACCAAAGAAAGATGGGCTTATAACACAATGGCTGATATAGTTGTTGAAACAGGAATAGCGTGGTGGATGGTATTATGAATATAGAATATGAAGTTGATTATGAGATTAGCACAAGTTATGATATTAGTGTTAATTATGTTTTTATTAGTAGGGTGTGATTCTGGCTGGTCTGTATGTGGCTGGGAAGTTAAATGAAACAACCATTAAATGATGAATTACAAATTCACATATCAGTTAAGTGGATGGTACAAATACTTATTATGGTGTTTACACTTACAGGGGCATGGTTTACAATCAATGCAAATATCAATGACAACACAAAAGAAATAGAAAATATAAAAGAAGCTTTGATTGAGTTTGAAGAAAATCTTGATGAAAGAATGAAACCACTGGAAGCAGAAAGAGAACAAAGATTAACAGAGATGAATAAAAGTTTATTAGACAAAGTATTAAGGAAGGGTGATTGATGGATGCTTCATTTATAGAAATCTATGGCGAAGCTGGAATGATAGGCATTGTAGGTGTGATGTTTGTCTATCTAGTAATGTCATTAAGTAAAAAGTCTGAAGCACAACAAGATGCACTTGAAAAATTAAAATTAGAAAACAGAGGTCAAAGTGAAACACTTGAAAACATGGAAGGGATGGTGATTAAATTAATCGGAAGGTGGAACTCAAGTGATGATAAACTAGATAGAAAATTTGATGCTCTTACTAAAGAAATAAATGACCTTGATAATCAAGTATCAGAATTAAAAGGTTCAATGAGTAGGATAAATGGAAGACATTGATGGCTAAAGATCCTAGATTAAAAAGGTTTGGTTTATCTGGATATAACAAACCAAAAAGAACGCCAAGACATAAAACCAAGTCTCATGTGGTACTTGCAAGATTTAAGAAAGGTGGTAGAACTATGACCAAGTTAATCCGTTTTGGTCAGCAAAATGTTAGGACTAATCAAACAGTTGCACAAAGAAGAGCATTTAAGGCTCGTCACAGAAAGAACATTGCAAAGGGTAAAAGTTCAGCGGCATGGTGGGCAAATAAGGTTAAATGGTCACCTAGTAAGACTAGGAGAAAATAACATGGATTATGAAAGCATTGATGAATATAGAAGTAGTGTCAAGGAAAGATTGGCAAGGATAGAGTCTATTTTGCAAAGAGAATTACCAGATATAAAAGAACAACTTAAAATATCAAATGGAAGAACCAGGTCACTTGAAAACTGGAGAAACTACATTCTAGGTGGTATGGCTATATTAATTTTTTTATTCACTAATCTAAAATAGGAGATAACTATGAATATTAAATCAGTGGTATTGGGAGAAATAACAAAGCAAGTTGAAGCATCTATACCAGAACTTCAAAAAGGGTTGGAAGCTTTAGTTATTGACAAAATACAATCCAAAGAATTTGAAAAAGAGTGGGCTACTGCTTTGAATAAAAAACTTAA